GTCGCCATGTCGGCAGTGAGCCAGCGAGTCATCACGACCGGCACGCCGGAGATGGACGCGAGCTGGCCGCGCAGCAGGGTGGCGTTGGTGCCGAGCTTATCCACGGTGAGGACGTTCGAGTCGGTCATGATCTTCTTGAAGAAGACCTCCGGAGAGACCAGCAGGACGGCGTCCATGCTGCCGCGCTCACCGAGGCCGCCCATCAGCTCTTCCATGATCTTCGCCACGGTCTGCCCGGCGCTCTGATCGGTGGTCGCACTGCGGTCGACGGCGATGCGACGCAGACCCTTGAACGCGCGACGGTGATCCGACGCGCCGCCCAGGCCGGTCGCACCCCAGCGGCTGCGAGCGTTCCAGCTCGCGATAGCATCTTCGTGCGTCGCCGTGCTGTCACCGTTGATCATCGCGTCTTCATAGCCATCGCGCAGGGCGCGGGCGAGGCGGCGCTGGATCTCAGGCAGGAGCGGGATGATGCTGTCTTCGGCCGCCGCGTCGTCGATCAGCACGCGAGCTGCGAAGCCAACAGGCTCGATGGTGGTGTTCGAGGTCGTGGGGGTCGAGGCGGTGTACTGCGCGGGATCGTCAGAGGTGACCTTGCCCTTGAGGTAGGGACGGATCACATCGGTGATGCTCGGAACTACGAGCGCGCCGGGGATATCGACCACGTTGAACAACGCGTCGATACCGGCAGGCGTGTAGTACTCCTCGTAGAGAGACTGGCTCCAGGTGTCCGGCATCCACTCTGCGCCGCTGCCGGCGGTGTCGCTCATCGCCTTAGAGACAGTGTTCTCCAGCGCGAGGCGGATGCTGCCGGGAGCCTTCGCCATGTGCGACAGGATCTTGGCGTCGAGCACCGGGGTCTCCGCCATGCGGTGACCCTTGGACATCAGGCGGCGGGCAGTGTGCCGAGCGGCAGAGAGCCGCAGCAGGTCGACGTGCCACTCGTCGCAGGGCGCGCCGTCGAGGAGGCCTTCGCGCTCGATCTCGACTGACTTCCCGGCGAAGTTCGTGCGCTCGATGCCGCGCGACAGAGCCACTGAGCCATCGGCCTTCACGAACTTTGCCACGCTCTCGCCGCTGGGCCGAGACTCGCGGGCGGTGTCGATCTGCCGCTCCTGGAGCCGCTGGAACTTGAGCGCCAGATCGTCGATAGCCGCCTTGGTCACCGGCTGAGCAGCCTTGGCTTCTTTGACGAAGTTGATCACATCGGTAGGGGTCATCTCGCTCATCACTTATCTCCAGCCAGCCAGGATGAGAGGCTGGTCTCTTTGTTGGGTTTCGGGGCAGGGGTAGGGGCAGGGGCGGAGAGCGCACCGGCAGCGATCAGACGACGCGCGATCTCGGATGTCAGTGCATTGAGGTCGATGTCTGGCGCAGACCGTTGGGCCAGAGCATCAGGGTTTGCAGGCACCGCGACGACACTCACTTCGAGCAGCTCGTTGTCGTAGTAGGCCATGCCATGTCCGTCGGCGTAGTAGGGATGGTCGGCAGGGAACTCGCTGCGTCGCATGGCATGGCCCGGCACAAAGCCGACGCTCACAGCGTTGAGCAGACCTTCCATCACCTTCTGCGCGATGTCCTGCGACCGCGCGCCTTTCCCCCACTGGATCTCGACCACCAGCACGCCATCCTTGACCTCGGCAGAGAGGGCGCGTCCGACGGTGGATTCTGTACGATAGTCGTGATCGACCTGGATTACAGGATTGGCGATGTAGTTGGCCAGCTTCCACGATGCCTGATCGACTACGTCGCCGTAGCGGTCTGAGACTGCGGTCGAGGCCAGGAACGTAGCGCGCTCCATGCTCGGCGCATCTCCAACCGCGCGCTTGACCAGAAATAGCCGCTGTACCTTTTTCATCAGTCCTCCACGACCGGCACGACCGTGCATCGGCAGTTCACGCACATTCCAGCCGACGAGAATTCGCCCGGCCCCATGCCCTTCGCCCCAGTGTACTCGCCACCACCGGCAGGCACGACGAAACTCTGCCCCAGCGCTACGACTTGGCCATCGAGGGCGCGGTGAGCCTCGCGCGTCGAACCGTCTCGCGCAGCCAGCCAGCGCCGCCGGATGGTGATGCCCTCGCTGTCGCTGACGGACTGCCACGCAGACGACGCGGCAGAGCTGGTAGCCCGCGTCGTCTCTGTGCGAGCGACGGCCAGGGCGCGACTTGGGGCGAAGGCGGCGGCGTCGATGATGCGGGCCTGCATGTCGCTGATGGTTGCGCCGTCTCGTATGCCGTCAGCCAGGATGCTCATGACCGCGTCGCCGGTGGTGTCGTTCATCTGCCCCGACATGCGAGCCAGCAGAGTTTTTGCCAGCGCATCAGCCGATGCCTGATCGAGCGTCTGTCCGACCTCGCGCGCTGCCCGCCCCCAGGCCACGCGCACGGCCCGCTGCATGGCGTTGCGGACGATCTCAGTGATCAGGTTCCGCACGCTGTCGGGGAAAATCAGACCCAGTACCACATCGAGGACATCGCGCCGGATCGCGCGCTGCTCGTCGAGGCTGCCGAGCCGGCGCGCGATCTCGTCGGACTGGCGACGGATCGCGCGCCGCGTCTGTATGGCGATCTCCTTTTCGCTCGGCTCATGCACTTCCGCCAGCCAGCTCCGCCACACGGCGACGGCTTCCAGCTCCAGGCCGGTCTCAGCGTCGTCGGTCTGCTCGTCGAGGTTGGCCTTGAGAGTCTCGATCAGCTCGCGCATCTTCACCCAGCCGAGCTGGCCGACTACGCCCCACTTCATCCAGGCGACGACGCCGCCGATGTTCGAGAGCGTTGGCTGCTCCGGGGAAGGCCCGGTGAAGGCGTCGCCGTCATCGAAGTGGCGGGCGGCCCATGCCTCGCGCTCGACGACCCAGGCCAGCACAGATTCGGAGCGGTCGCCGTCCTGGTACTTAGTCCAGTACTCGAACGCCTCCCCGCCCCGCTCGTTGCCGCCCGCGCTCCAGATCTCCGGGTACTCTCCCTGGAGCGCCGCAACGTAGGCATAGGGCGGGCGCTCATAGATGCTGTCGGCAAGGTCGGGTGCATCTGGGTCGATGGCGCGAGCTGCGCCGCCCAGCCATACCGCCAGTGTCGGCGAGCTCGCGCGGGTCATCGGCAGCACGCGCCCACGCTCACCGACTGCGACAGCGCGCGCTTGATCCACCGGTGCTGCCACTGGCGCGTCGTCGAATCCCTCATAGGCCGCTGCTGTCGCCGGCTCTGCGCCGAGTATGACCCAGGTCGATACGCGGTCGAGGCGAGCGGTTCGAGCCTCCTGGAGCGCGTCTACGCCAGAGAAGTCGTGCCGCACGCTCAGGGTCGGGTCGAACTGCTTTGCGATCTGGGTCAGCCCCGCGTCAATCTGCCGCGCAAGACCCTGGAGCCGATGCCAATAGATGCTGCTCTGCTCGCGGGCGGTGGCATAGTTGGCAGACGGCAGCCCGACGCGCGTCGGCGGAACGCCGAAGGCAGCGAGCACCGTCTCACGAGTGAGCGACCGCGACTCCGAAAACTCCAGATCTCTCGGAGTAAACGAAGGAAACTCAACTTTTGTGCCGCTCGACAGAACCATAGCCGGACGGTTTTCTGTAATGATGCGGCCATATGCGTCAGCGATCTGCTTACGCACCTCTTCGGGCCACATGTCACCTTCGTTCGACGGAGAGAACACAGCCGACGGCCGGCCCTGCTTCGCCGTGGATGCGGCCAGGCGTGCGGCGTTGAGATCGGCATTGAGGTCGGCGGTCAGCGCTCTGATCAGCCCCTCACCGAGCAGCCCCTGTGGGCCATACTGCCAGGAGGTGAGCCGCCAGTGGATGACGAGCTCAGCGCTGTAGCTCACGGCAACGCCGCCTGGTGGCGAGTACTCGTACCCGGAGGGGCCACCGAAAGGCCCCGGGATGACGCGCACCAGCTCCGGATGCAGCAGCGGCAGGCTACCGGGTACACCCTGACCGACGATCAGCGCATAGGCGTTACCCGGCAGCAGTAGCTGAGCTACCAGCGTCGAGACCCACTCGCTGCGGGTCTGCCATGAGGTAGGCCGGTCGATCAGCGTACGCAGCGCTGGTACCTCGACCATCTCAGCAGACTCGCCCTCACCACGCACGATCCGGATCGGCAGGCTGGATAGGTCGGTTCCGATGGCGTCGACGCAGGCTCTGACCCACGGGAACTGAGCGAAGGCTGCCATGCTCGCATGTACGCCGAACTCAGGAGCGGTCGGCTGACCCACACCAGCACCGCCCGACGGAGGGTTTGTCACCTCGGTCGTCAGTCCTGCCGCGCGCAGTATCGAGGTGAACCAACCCATCTGTACAGAATATGGGGTGCTGGTGGCGGCGCAACGGTCAAATAGACGGAGCTGCTCAGGTAGCACCGGCTCGGTCTATGCGCTTCAACCAGAGGCACAGGTAGCGCAGCGCGTCGAGGCTGTGGTTGTCCCGATCTACCGGCACCTCGCGCACCTTGTCCGCCCACCGGTAGCCCTCCATCTCCCGGATCAGGTCGGTGCAGCACTCGTGCACCACCAGGCCGGGTCTGCCTTCAGCATCCGGCTCCAGCAGCTCGGCCACCGCGTTGACGCCCTCGCGTATGTCCTTCGGGCTGGCTGCAGTCACGATCCCGCACTCCGCCGCCAGCGTGCGGCGCTGGTCCAGCCCGGCGCTGTCCGCCACCGTCGCCTCGACGACCTCGGCACCGGTCAGCCGCTTGACCTCCATCCCGTTCTGCCCGGTGGTGTACTGCGTCCGATAGAAACACCGGTAGATGTGCAGCAGACCCGACGACGGATCGCGCGCCGCCCACAGACAGCAAAACGGATCGCGCACCCCGAAGTCTATGCTACGCCACCTGCGCCACTGGGCTGGCAGCGCTGCCGCCGCGACGACGTGCAGATCGCGCCGCCACTGTGGCCAGACGCGCCCCTCGAGCTGCACCCACTCGCCGCGCTCTCTCGCTGCGCGCTCCCCTGCCCCGAACTGGCTGAGCAGCTCGCGCAGTACATCGGGAGAGACATGGGGGTTGTCGATGCCGTAGATCTGGGTAGCTGCGACCGACGCCGAGCTGCGAAATCCGGTGCGCCGCAAGCCCGGTCACTTCGCGTCCCAGCAGCTCGACTCGCCCCCCGGTCGGCGCGAGGTCGCCCGAAAGCAGGTTGATGAGCGTCG